TTAAAAACACCACAGATTTCAATTCAAGCACGGTTGTTACCACCGCATCAGATACTACGCTTTTTGCGGCAAAATATCCAGGACTTCTCGGACAGTCTTTGAAAGTTGTCCTCACTACAGGATCTGGAACCACAACAGGAAATCTTGCTGGTGCGGCAGCGCAGGGAGCAACATTTATTACAATCTTGTATGGCTCAAGCGGTGCTTCTGCCCAAAAGTATTTCTCTGTGGGAGATGAGATTACATTCTTCGACGGAACTTCGGTAACTGTATCTGGTATTAGAAGGATGTCTGGTACAAACTCTGCGACTTCTGCGGCTATATCATACAATCAGGTTAGTCCTAGAAACGGCGATTTCTTTGGAATCACTAGTGGTTGGGAATCTACTGCTGTTTCTTCGGGACTGTCTGCACACCATGTGTATATTGATTTGAACGGTCTTGTTCCTGTCTCTCAAAGTGCTGGAACGACATATACCTCTAAGAGCGTGTATGCAAAGTTTATCGGTTCGCAGGCAGCGACCACTCCGTTTGCAAGTGATGCTGGCGGTTCAAACGATGTAATCAATGTTCTTGTATTGGACAAGGACGGATTGTGGACAGGAACAGCAAACACACTTCTTGAAAAGTTTGAAGGTTTGTCGCGTATGTCGGACGCTCGTAAGTTCGATGGCAGCAGCAATCACTACAAGACTGTTGTTAATGAACAATCAAAATACATTTGGGCATTGTCTTCAGATATTGACAGCAACTCCACTCGTATTGCTACATTTGGCTACACAGGTGGAAGTAAAATTGGTACAGGAATTTCTATCTCCACCACCGTTGGTGATGGCGTCATGTCTCTTGGTTTGACTGGCGGAAACGATGTTATTCCGACTGATTCGCTCCGTTGGTCTAACGGTTGGAGCAAGTTTGCTGATGCAGACGGAGTGGATGTTTCTCTACTGCCAACAGGTAATGCTTCGCCAGCCCTTGAGCAGTTGATCATTCAGAATGTCTGCGAGAAGCGTTTGGACTGCATGGCGTTTGTTTCACCAGCCCGCACAGATGTTGAAAATACGCTGCCCTACCAAGCCTTGAACAACCTCAAGACTTTCCGCGACAGCACACTCAACATCAACTCGTCCTACGCAGTCATGGACAGTGGTTGGAAGTATCAGTTGGACACCTACAACAACCTGCTTCGTATCATGCCGCTGAACGCGGACATCGCGGGTCTGGTTGCTCGTACCGAGTTCACCGACGAAGCGTGGTTCTCGCCCGCAGGATTCAACCGTGGACAGATCAACAGCGTGGTCAGGTTGGCGTACAATCCCACACAGGAAGCCCATCGTGACGAGTTGTATACCCGTCAGATCAATCCTGTCGTGTCGTTCCCAGGCGAAGGAACGATCCTGTTTGGCGACAAGACCATGCAGACTCGTCCTTCTGCGTTTGACCGCATCAATGTCCGCCGTCTGTTCATCGTGCTTGAGAAGGCGATTGCCACGGCTGCGAAGTTCTTCCTGTTCGAGCAGAACGACGAGTTCACTCGCGTACAGTTCAAGAACCTTGTAGTACCGTTCCTGAAGACCGTTCAGCAGCGGCGTGGCATCACCGACTTCAAGGTGGTGTGCGATGAAACCAACAACCCAGGAGAGGTGATTGACCGCAACGAGTTCGTGGCTGACATCTTTGTCAAGCCAACCCGTAGCGTAAACTTCATCTCCCTCAACTTTGTTGCCACAAAGACAGGCGTAAACTTCAGCGAAGTCGGCGGTTAAGGTCTAAATAAGACTAAGGAGTAATCCATGCCAGTAGATCCAACAAACAACATTCAGGGTTTTGTAAACGCCTTCGCTGGCGGAGGTGTTCGCACCAACCTGTTCAAGGTTACTGGAAACATTCCAGGATACTCGAACAACCGTGCAATTTCTTTCTTGTGCAAGGCAGCACAGATTCCTGCTTCTTCCCTTGGAACAATTGAAGTTCCCTATCGTGGTCGCCGTATCAAACTGCCAGGCGACCGCACCTTCCAAGATTGGACAATCACCATTATTTCGGATGCCAATCTGAGCCTGCGTTCGTATTTTGAAGCGTGGAGCATGGTTTTCAACTCCCATGTGTCCAATGTGGCTCCCACCAACTTTATGCGGTTCATGCCTACTTGGTCGGTCACTCAGTTGAAGCGTGACGGAGAAGCACTCCGTACCTACAATTTCATCGGATGCTTCCCGAGTGAAGTCGGCGCAATCGACTTGTCGTTCGAGAACAACGATCAGATCGCTGAGTTTCCTGTTACTATCAACTACTCTTGGTGGGAAGCCGCGCCAGGCGCAGCAGTGCCTGCTACAGGAACAGGACAGGAGAACATTCAGTCTACCGTTCAGGGCGGTGGCATAAATATCGGTCCAGGCTTCTGAATCATCTTTTGACAGGATTTTTTATTCATGGCTATTAATCTGTTTGGATTCACGATTTCAAAGAAGGAGACTTCTGCGGAGGAAACTCCCAAGAAGTCTCTTTCGTTCGTTCCGCCAGAACAGGATGACGGTTCCGTTCCGATAGAGGTTGGTGGATACTTTGGAACCGTTGTAGATTTTGACGGTACGATCAAGTCCGACATTGAACTCATTCGCAAATATCGAGACATGGCTCTTCACCCCGAGGTAGAGTCTGCTATTTCGGATATTTGCAACGAAGCCATTGTGTACGATGAAACCTTTAAAACCGTAAAGATCGACACCACCAATCTCAAGCAGTCCAAGTCCATCAAGGACAAGGTTGAAGCCGAGTTTGACGAGATTCTTGGATTGCTAGACTTCTCACGCCGCAGTTACGAGATTTTCCGCAAGTGGTATATCGACAGCCGCCTGTACTACCACATCATAATTGACGAGAAGAACAAGAAGAAGGGCATTCAGGAACTGCGTCCCATTGATCCCACAAAGATCCGCAAGGTACGCAAGATCAACAAGAAGCCTCTCGACAAAATGGCTCCTGCCAATGTCAAGGTTGTGACATCGGTGGAAGAGTTCTATGTGTACAACGAGCAGGAGCCAAACTCTTCCGCATTGTCGATGGAGGGACTGAAGATTCAGCCAGACTCCATTTGCTTTGTACACAGCGGACTGTTTGACGCATACCACAAGAAGATCATTGGCTATCTGCACAAGGCTATCAAGGCACTGAACCAACTCCGCATGATTGAGGACGCAGTGGTGATCTACCGCATCACCCGTGCCCCCGAGCGGCGCGTGTTCTATGTGGATGTCGGAAACCTGCCGAAGCAGAAGGCAGAAGAATATGTGCGTGGACTCATGCAGAGGTATCGCAACAAACTCATGTACGATCCCAACACGGGCGAAGTGCAGGATTCGCGCAAGCATCTGTCCATGCTTGAGGACTTCTGGATGCCACGCCGTGAAGGTGGTCGCGGCACGGAGATCACCACGCTTGAAGGCGGACAGAATCTGTCAGAGATGGATGATGTAAAGTACTTTCAGAAGAAACTGTTTCAGTCTCTCAATGTTCCCACCTCGCGTCTTGAGGAAACCACGGGCTTCAATCTCGGCAAGGCTTCGGAAATCTCACGCGATGAAGTGAAATTCTTCAAGTTCATTGAACGCCTCCGCATGAAGTTTGCAGAACTGTTCCTTGATCTACTGCGTGTGCAGTTGGTTCTCAAGGGTATCATTCGTGAAGACGAGTGGGAAGAAATTGAAGACCGTATTGGATTCCAATTTGCGAAGGATTCGCACTTCTCCGAACTGAAAGAGAGCGAGATCCTGAAGGATCGCTTGCAGAGCGCACGGGACGCAGAGGATTTTGTTGGCAAGTACTACTCCCGCGAGTGGGTACGCAAGAAGATCCTGCGTCAGACCGAGGACGATGTAGAGCAGATTAACAAGCAGATAGCGGCAGAGCAGGCTGCTGGTCTGATCATTGCTCCTGGTCAGGACATGGGCATGGGTCAACCTATGCCAGGCGAGCCACAGCCTGTTCCCGCTCCTGCTCCTGTGAGCAGTGGGGATGAACAGCCACAGGTAACAATTGGTGAAATCGTCCCTGCGGACGAGGAAGACCTGAACGATTGAGAGGTATACCATGCTACAGTCATATGAAGAATTCAAGTCAGCCGTTACCGCAGCCCTGAAGGACAAGGTTGCACATCGTATTGAAGCAGAAAAAGAGCATATTTCAAACCAATTGCTTCGTGGAGCGGCAGCGGAATCCGAAGAAGAATCCCAGTCAAACGCAGATGAAAACTAAATAATCGTGTCTGTAAAAGGAGAACACATGGATACCCACAAAAAGATTGCAAA